CCAGATGTGCTTGCTGTAATTACATTTGAGCAGGCAGAAGAAATCTTTGACACCATTGATGTAACCGAATTAGATAACACTCAGTTAGAAGCACTGGTTGAAGCGGTTCAAGACGCCCCTACGCAGGTGCGTGAGGCGTTTGAAGACCAAATTAACATCTTTGATGATGGATTGGGTAACTATGTCCCCCTTGGCTCTACCGTACCCGTAGACACTCGCAGGACGCTTATAGCGGTGGCTGCTGGTGCTGCCACTGTTGCTGTTGGTTCCCGTAAACAAAGGTAACAGCCTGCACTATATGTGTGAAGAAATTACTCTCTGAAATCCATGGTTTGACCTGGACTCTAGCCGGCACAGGTATGGTGCTGATTACGTTGTCAGGTTCTACAAGGGTCTTTGGTATTCAAATCACGTTGGTCGCAATAGCGATTCATCTACTTGGTGCACTATTAGGAGAAAAGAATGAATAAGGCAAGAGATATTGCAGAACGAATTGTGGCATTGTTCCTCACTAATGCCCTTGGCGTGGTGACTGGTGCTGCAGTAATCGCTCCAGATTTGTCAGTTGTGAAAGCAGCGATGATTGCTGGTGCAGTGTCGGTATTCAAAGTTGTTGAAGGTCTTGCCAAAGCAAGCATTGATGGTGTTTTGACTTCGGAAGAAATTGATGCAGCGTTTGGTGCAACTCCTAAGAAGATTGCAGCCAAGAAGGCAGCACTTAAGAAGTAACAATGGAACTAACCGACCTTCTCAACGAGAAGGAGTGGCGTAAGTGTAGAGGTCCAGAGAATGCAACCACCGATGAATTGGTGGCTGCGTTCTCGCACTTTTGTGCAAACTATTGGCATATCAGACATCCTGAGCGTGGTCGTATCAAGTTTGAGATGCGTGAAGCACAGGTTGAAACTGTGCGATGCTGGATTGAAGACCGATATACAATTGTTTTAAAAGCCCGACAGATTGGGTTTTCCACTCTTGCTGCAGCATTTGCCTTTTGGGAAGTGTTTTATTGGTCTGACCGTTTTACGGTAATGCTTTCACGCACAGAGCGTGAAGCATCCAAGTTGCTACAGAAAACCAAGTACGGCTACAAGATGTTACCTCCTTGGATGAGGGTGCGTGGACCAGACCTATTGTCTGACAACCAGTTAAAGATGGTGTTTGCCAATGACTCCGCACTTGAGTCTTTACCGTCAGGTAATGACCCTGCTCGTGGTGAATCTGTGTATCGAGTGTTTATTGACGAGATGGCGTTTTTGCCCAACGCTGATGAAGCGTGGGCTTCTATTGAACCGATTGCCGACATTGGTGGTCGTGTTGTTTGTTTGAGTACAGCCAATGGTGAAGGGAATATATTTCATCAGTTGTGGGTTGGTTCTCAAACTGGAACCAACCGTTTCGTTGGTATCTTTTTCCCTTGGTCTGCTGGAGACCGTGATGAGGACTGGTATGAGGCAAAGAAGCGTGACTTGCCTGATTGGCAGTTAGCACAGGAGTATCCAGACAATGCGGAAGAAGCGTTTATTCGTTCTGGTCGTCCAGTGTTTGACTTGGAAGCAATCCGACAGATTGAACCTGTTGAACCTGACAGGGGTTATCTAAAAAATAGTCTTGGTAAAAATGTTTACACATTTTTAAAAGACGGTGGCGAACTGGCTATTTGGGAATATCCAGACCGACAAGAAATATATGTTATTGGGGCTGACGTTGCTGAAGGTTTGGGTCACGGAGACTTTAGTTCCGCCCATGTTATTTCGGCAAGCACAGGAATGATGGTTGCTCATTGGCATGGTCATGTTGATGCCGACATTTTTGGAGAACAGGTTCTTAAGGCTCTAGGGTTTTACTATAACTATGCTCTTATTGGGGTTGAGTCAAACAACCATGGTTTGACCACTTTGAAAGCGTTGCAACGGGTAAGTTATAGAAACATTTATCGTCAACGCAAAATGAACCACAGAAATCCGGTTATCTCGGATACTTTGGGTTGGAGAACCACCTCTGTTTCTAAGCCTCTTGCCATTGACGAACTAAATGCCGCTCTTCGTGATTCTTCCATGTTGTTGTATGACGCTAAAACTATGGCTGAATTACGCACGTTTGTGCGTGAAGCAAATGGTAAGATGCATGGGTCCCCACACGACGACAGGGTAATGTCTTTGGCAATCACAAATCAGATGTTAAAATATGTTTGGCTTCCAGAGTATCGTTATGACGCTTCTCCTGTAAAGAATACTTTTGGTTGGTGGGAACAGCACATTATGCGTGAGAAAAAGCAAACTCGCACCCCTATTGGTGCTTTTAATATCAAAAGTAACGAATAACTCTATAAGTTATGCAAGAATTCCGCTGTTTAGACTGTTTGGCAACTTTTATGGAATCAGAACTCCCTCGCAGGGGTTCTATTTGTTTTAAATGCCACATCAAAGGTATTAAATGGGGTTTTACTTATGGCAAGGAAGACTTTCATGGACCTACGGTAGTGGAGCGTCAGCGTGAGCAGATGCGACAAGCAGATGCTGCAGGTATTAAGGCTGAACCAGTTGGGCAACGGTGGGTGTGACGTGGAACCAGTCTGGGTTCCCATTGTCGTCGCAGTCATCATGGGACCAGTTGTCGTCGTATTACAACGACTCAGAAAAGAAAATACCGACCAGCACAACGAAGGGCGCATTTTATTACGGGTCATTGGTAATAAAGTGGACAAAATTGGCAGCAAAATTGATGGGCATATTGGTTGGCATGATGGTATTAATGACAGTGTTGAGAAAGAGGACTAATGGCTAGGACAACTAATTCCGAATACATTAAGCAATACAGAGATAAAATTGAACAATCTCGTCGCTGGAGAACAGAAGAAAAATGCGATGATTTGTGGACACGAATGATTGATATGTATCGTGGAAAACAATACATGGTTCAAACAGAAGAAGACAGACTTTTAGTTAATATGGCTTTCGCCACTATTAACGTAATCTCACCAAGCGTTTCGGTAAACCATCCAAAGATTACCGTTAACGCTAAACGGTATGAAGATGCCCCAAGAGCAATTGTTACAGAAGAAATTGTTAACTATTGGTGGAAACATTTCGAATGTCAAAAAGAGTTTCGTCGTGCAGTAAAAGATATGTTGATTATTGGTCATGGTTGGGTTAAAACTGGTTATCGTTTTGTTGAAAAAGATGTTAACGAATATGAAAGTTCTGACGAACTTGCCAGTAATGCACCAGAATCAATCACAGAATCGGAGTTGGTCATAACTGAGGACAGACCGTTTGTTGAACGGATTTCTCCTTTTGATGTTTATGTTGACCCAGATGCAACAAACATGTCTGACATTAAATGGATTGCTCAAAGAGTTAAGAGACATCTTAAGGATGTTAAAAAGGATAAGCGATATAACGCTTCTGCTAGAAATGAAGCATCTCCATCACATTATTCCAAATGGGGTATGGATAGCAATAACGGAACTTTGCGTCCAAAACGTTCGGAAACAGAAGATGATTCATATGTAGAAATTTGGGAATACTATGACATTGACCGTGGCAAAATGTCAGTATTTTGCAACGGTGGAGACAAGTTCCTTGTCAACCCAATGGATATACCTTTTGCTTTTGGTCATCCATTTGTTATGTTGCGCAACTATGAAATCCCAGAATACTTTTACACGATGGGTGAATTAGAAGCAATTGAGCCATTGCAACTTGAACTAAACCAAACTCGTACACAAATGATGAATCACCGTAAACGATTCTCACGCAAATGGTTGTACAAAGAATCAGCATTTGACGCTGATGGTCGTTCTGCACTTGAATCAGATGAAGACAACGTAATGGTTCCAGTAATTTCAGAAGAACCAATTAGCAGTGTTGTTGGACCGATGCCAGCAGTTATTAGCCCACCAGAGTTCTACAATCAATCAGAACTTATCTCACAGGATATTGACCGTGTGTCCGGTGTTTCGGAATATCAGCGTGGTGGTTTGCCTGAAATCCGTCGTACCGCAACCGAAGCAGCAATCTCTCAAGATGCTGCCAATGCCAGGTCTTCGGATAAGTTGGCTATTATCGAGCGAGCAATTGCAGATTGCGCTCGTCGTCTAGTTATGCTTGCACAGCAATACATGACTGGTGAACAGGCTGTGCGTGTTATTGGTCAGTCACAAGAACCAGTATGGATGAACTTTGACAGAGATTATCTGCAAGGTGAGTTTGACTTTGATGTTGAGGGTGGTTCAACTGCCCCAGTGAATGAGTCATTCCGTCGTCAGATGGCACTTCAGGTTGTGGATGCTATGGCACCGTTTGCTGGTGCTGGAATTGTAAACATGCCTAAGTTGGCTAACTACGTATTGCAATACGGTTTTGGTATTAGGGATGCTGCCTCATTTATCCAAGAACCTCCTCCACCTCCACCAATGGCTCCAGAGCAAGGTGGTCCCCCACAGGGTCCACCACCTGAACAGATGCCACCTGAGATGCCACCACAGGGTCTTCCTCCTGAGGCGATGGCTGAAGGAATGCCACCTACTGGTGGTATGCCGATGCCATCTAATATCCCACCAGAGATATTGGCTCAACTTCTAGCCAATGGTGCGTCACTTCCAAACACCCAAATGTAACGATAAATCCATAACTATAGAGCAACCCCTTGAAAGGACTCCATGAGTGAAGTAGTAAGCAATGAATCAATAGAAGAAGTTATCCCTGAGGTGGAACCTGAAGGACAAATAACTGAAGCAATTGAAGAAATTGAAAGTCTTAGTGAGCAGGAAATTGAAATGCTTCCTGTTGATGAGTTCGGAGAGAAGTATGTTTCCGTTCAGGTCAATGGTGAAGAAGTTCAGGTTTCTCTCAAAGAGGCGCTTTCTGGATACCAGCGTCAAGCGGATTATACCCGTAAGACACAGGAACTCAGTGAGCAAAAGCGACAGGTTCAGTTTGGTGCCGCTTTGCAAGAAGCCTTGCAAAACGACCCTAATGGAACACTTAGTTTGCTTTCTCAACATTATGGCACAGTACAACAACCTTCCGAAGAGGAAGAAATGTACATGGAGCCTTACGAGAAGCAATACAAATTGTTGGACCAAAGACTTCAGGCTTTCGAGAAAACGAAAGCATTGGAAGATTTGGAAAGAACAGTTTCGTCGCTTCAAACACGATACGGCTCTGACTTTGATGCCAATGAAGTTGTCTCCCGTGCTTTAGCAATGGGGTCATCTGATTTGGAAGCAGTTTACAAGCAAATTGCGTTTGATAGAATTTATGAGGATGCTTCGGCTGTTCGTCAAATCCGTGAGAAAAAAGCGGAAGAACAAACAAAGACTATCCAAGCAAAACGTCAAGCGTCTGTTGTGAGTGGAAGTGCTAAAGCAGTTAGTGCTGATGTATCGGCAAAACCAATTACATCATTGCGAGAAGCATTTGAGGCTGCAAAGCGTCAACATGCTTAACGCTTAACTTAAGGAGAAAATAATATGGTCGCTGCAAACAGCAACTTTGATAATCTATTAACAACAACCCTTGCGAATTACCGCAAGACCCTCACAGACAACGTGTTCACTGCACGTCCTTTGACTTACGCCCTCATGGAAAAGGGTCGCATTCGTATGCTTAACGGCGGTACGAAAATTGTTGAGCCACTGATTTATGGTCAGAACTCAACTGTTGGTTCGTACTCAGGTTACGATTCAATTGCGTTGACTCCACAAGAAGGCATCTCTGCTGCAGAGTTTGATTGGAAGCAGTACGCTGCTTCGATTTCAATCAGTGGTATTGAAGAAGCCAAGAACAACGGTGAGCAAGAAATCATCAACTTGTTGGAAGCAAAAATTATGCAGGCTGAAGAGTCCATGCGTGAATCCTTCAACACGATGTTCTTTGCTGATGGAACTGGCAACAGCGGAAAAGACTGGAACGGCCTTGGCAACTTGGTTGAGTCTGGCAACACCGTTGGTGGCATTGACTCCAACACTTACACATGGTGGAAGTCTTACGAGGAAAACACTGCAACAGCATTGACTCTCGCACAAATGGCAACTGCCTACAACAGCGTTTCGGTTGGTAATGACCACCCAGACGTGTTGTTGACAACTCAGACTTTGTTTGAGAAGTACGAAGCATTGCTTCAACCACAACTCCGTTACACGGACACTAAGACTGCAGATGCTGGTTTCCAGAACCTGTTGTTCAAGGCTGCTCCAGTAATGTACGATGTGCATTGCACCGCAGGAACGTTCTACTTCTTGAACAGCAAGTACATCACTTTGGTTGGTCACTCAGACAAGTGGTTCTCACAGACCGCTTTCATTTCGCCAGAAGACACAGATGCACGCTATGCGCTCATCATGTGCTACGGAAACTTGACTGTACGTAACCGTGCAAAGCAAGGCAAACTGACCGCTAAGACAGCCTAAGTTAATCACTAGAAAACAAGGAGAAATATTATGCCACTTACAGCAAATAGTACAGCAGGTGCTCTTACACGCAAGCGTGTAGAGGCATGGGCTGCTAAAGAAGAAAAGGTAACTGTTGTCGCAGCAACTGATGCAGCAACCACACAATCAGCAGACACACTTGCTGGTGCTGGTGAAGTAGTTTACACGATGACGCCAACGGCTGGTCGTGCTTTGACTACTCCAACAGGTGCACAGTTGGGTACAGCATTTACAGACGAGGCGGTCGGTTCAAGTTTCCGATTCTCGGTTGTTAACCTTGCTGCATCTACTCATGCAATTACCTTGACTGCTGGTGCTTCCGGTGTAACGCTTGTCGGTTCGGCAACTGTTGCAGCAGCAAGTTCAGCATCGTTTGTCGCAGTGTTTACTGCAGCAGACACGGTATCAATTTACCGCAAGTAA